TTTTTCTACGGTAATCCTGATGCAAATGGAGACGGCAGGCCCGACCCTGAGTGGGAAATGATGAACATTGTAAAAGTTGTTCCAGCTTTTCCAATGGTTTGGTCCTGGAACCTGATCCCGGTCAGGACTATTTCTGTTCATAAAAAGTGCGCCCAGAGCCTGAATTCAATTCTGCTGGACATTGCAAAAACTACTACCGACCACGAGCGAGAAGAGTTTGAAATCAACCGCTGCGGCGGTGCTTATAATTTTAGACTAATGAGAGGCTCTAATAGACTATCCCTCCATTCATGGGGCTGCGCGATCGACCTGTCTCCAGAGCTAAATGGCTTGGGTAAGGTCTATGATAAGTCTAATATGATGCCTGAGAAGATAGTCAAAATATTCAAGGAACACGGTTGGGCGTGGGGAGGCCTTTGGAGCAGGCCTGACGCTATGCATTTTCAGGCGGCCAACATATAGTTGTTATTTTTTCACGGTTTAAGTTAAAATTATTCAAACAGGGAGAAGCTACATGTTTAAGACAGTCCTCGAATATCTGAAATACCCATCAACATATCAAGGCCTAACCGTGCTGTTAAGCCTTGCCGGAATTGTAATTTCACCAGAGCAGCAATCATCTATTGCAGCTGTTGGAGCCGCTGTATACGGGTTTATTCAAGTGTTCTTCTCTGACGCTGACGTTAAACCTGAAACAAAAGGAAAAAAGTGATGGTGGAATTTGTTATCGCGCTTTTGGCAATTCTTGCAGCTGGTCCCCTTGAAAACGAAGGAGGCCGTAAAGCTATCGAAGACAAAGGTGTTTATAAGGCTGGGGCTCAAGCTGTAGAAGACACTGACGCTTCGTCCCTCAAAGGCAACTACGGTAATAAATGATTTGGCTGTGGTCGATCCTTGGTTTTTCTGGATTGGCTACAGTGGCCTATCTTGTTTATCAAATTCGTGAATGGTCAATCTCAAAATATAAAAGAGATGAGGCCGTTGACACAGTAAAAGAATTAAGAGATGTCAAAAAAATTAGTAATCGTGTTGAGCGTGATGCTGCTTACCGCAACCGGGTGCGCGACAAGTACCGGTAATTTCTGCGACGTGTACACAGTTGTGCGGACGCTGGACGGCGGAAGAGAAGATCAGCGCTTAGCGATTGCCAAGAATAAAGCTTACCACTTTGAGCATTGCAAGTAACCCGCCACGCGTACAGCGTCTTACACCCTCCACGCCCACTCTTGGCTGTACCCGTTTGCTGTTCTAGCAAACGCCAAGAGCTATTCAATCGCTTTGAAATAGCTCTTCTATCTCGTCTTCAATGAAAGCCAAAGCCTTGGCAAGTTCATAGCCGGTTTGAGGGTTGAACAGCACTTTTTTATGACCGTCGTGCAGTTCTAGATAGATTACCATATTACGGACGTCATCCTTGTTTTTGGCTATATTTTCTATAATAGACTTAACATAGGGGTGGCTACACTTAAGCCTTTGTTTTTTAAGAGGTTTTCTTGTTTTTATGCAAATAACCTCGGACATACTAAGCATCCTTTTTTACATTATAACCAAAATAAAGCCGAAAATAACTGTTTTAATTGGTCTAAAATCGAATTATACTGTCTATAGAGAGTTCAACACAGAGAGAAGGAGACTACAATGGCACATTTAATAGAGACTATGGCTTACGCTGGACAAAAACCCTGGCACGGCCTTGGAGTAGAAGTACCTCACGACATTTCAGTCGACGACATGCTGACAACGGCAAAGCTCGACTGGACCGTCGAAAAGAGAACTATGTACACTAACGGAGGCACTCAGCTCGTCCCCGGTTACCACTCACTTGTTCGCAGTTCAGATCAGAGCGTGTTAGGAATTTGCGGAGAGCGGTTCCAACCCACCCAAAATAAAGACGCATTCAACTTCTTCGACCGCTTTGTGAAATCCGGTAAGATGAAGATGAACACTATGGGAGCTCTTTCCGATGGAAAATGGACTTGGGCCTTAGCCAAGGTCGAAAAGTCCTTTGATCTTGGAGGCGTCGATGAAGTAGAGACTTACATGCTCTTTTCGAACCCACACGTCTGGGGCGAAAGCATCAAGATCATGTTCACGCCCATCCGCGTCGTTTGCAACAATACCCTGACTATGGCTCTTAATAAGAAGACAGAGCAGCGTATGTTCAGGATGATGCACTCTAAGGCCTTTACAGGAGATGACTTGTACAATGAAGCCGAGCAAGCCCTTGGCCTGGTTGACAAGCTCATGGATGACTACCAAGAAGCCGCGACACTGCTGTCTCGTACGGATGTGCCGAATGACGCGACTCTCTTTAAGTACATGGCGGGCGTTTTGACTCCAGCGGCTGGCGTTAACGACAACACCAAATACGAAGACTTGCCTCTCAAGGTAAAGTCAGTTTTGGACCTCATTGACAGCCAACCGGGAGCGAAACTTAAAACTTCCAATGGCACTTTCTGGGGAGCATATAACGCTATCACTTTCGCAGTAGATCATGAAATGGGAAGATCACGGGACACGGCTCTAGCATCTGCCTGGTTCGGGTCAAACGCGCTTGTCAAGCGTAGAGCTTTAAACGTAGGCATTCAGATGGCAAGAGCTGCCTAATAGGGAGTCCCATCTTGAAGCTTCTTGGAGGCCGGTTCTTCGGAATCGGCCTCTTCCCATTCTACGGGCTGTCGTATCTTTTTTTCAAAAAAGTCTCTCATATATTTTAAAGGGATGAACTTTAGTTTTCGACCTCTCGAGTCCCTAACTTCTTTGCAGTCGGGCGGGATAAGCTTTTTAAGTCGCATCGACATGTCAACCTTAGATGGTTTTCTCGTGATGCCCACGTCAGAATAAAATTGCCTCATGTTCTCGTGAAGAGCGTCTTTGTGCATCTCTTTAGGCCAATCATCGTCAGTTGATAAGAACCGGCCGTCTTGTAGCTTCTCGAACCACCATTTTGTAAACGTATCCATTGATTGAACCTTCTGTTCAAATAGCCCCAGCGTGTTGGGAACGTCCCGCACTTCAAATTCTGATATATCCATAGTGAGTAGATCATGTAGGAAGCCCTCAAGGCCTCCGTCCTCTAGTTGGTCGTTGATGGCTCTAAAATATTCCTTGTCCTGTATCTTTTTGTCATTGACTTCGTATACAGCAAAGCGCCTTTCTTCAAGGCCCGCCGGCACTACCCAATCATTGTTAGAAGACACTATGAGCTTAACCCTGTTTTTTTCACTGACTACGTCTTGGCCTTTTGCCTCAACGGTCAGCCGGTCTTCCGTGATAAGCGTCTTTAAAACGCTCTCTCCTTGCTTGTCACCTGCCCAAAAAGCTTCGTCAGCATATAACATCAATGTATTTCTAAGGTGAGCGTTAAAGCTGCCAGTCAAGTGCTTGGCTTGGTTTATATGCAAAAAATGTTCGCCAAATAAAGACCCGTAAGCAGACGCCAGAGTACCTTTGCCCGTGCCTCTTTGGCCTCTCATAACGATCGCCACTTCACCAGGAGCATCAAGAATTTGAACTCCTCTGGCCAGCCACATGACTAAATAATTATACAGATCATCCCTATCGCTGCAGATGATAGTTTTCATGTGGTGCTTTAGTAGTGACCAGTCTCCCTTCTTAGGAGTAATCGCCCAGCCTCTCCATAGGTTATATTGAGACGGGTTTGTATAGCCAGGATTAAATACGACGCTGTCGTATTGGCGCCTGTCCTTGTGGCTAAGCCAGAAGTCTCCAAGAGAAGCGACTTCCGTCTTGTTATTTTTTTGAACAAGCACGCTCTTATTTAAAAAGTAGTTGCGCATATCAGTGAAGCTCATCTTTTGCAAGACGTGCCTATCCAGCACTTCATCCAATTCTTCTTTAAATACCAAAACATTCCCATTATCATTGACGACGGCATATCTGTCGTTCATCGCGTCGAGAGCCTCTTTTTCTGATAAGTCTCCCGTCTTATCGCAAACAGCAGCTGCCGGCGGTTGAGCGTTTTTGATCAATTCTACTATCTTTTCAGCTCCAAAGTGAACAAGCATGTCGTTGAAATCAGTTTTTTCCTGGCCTTCAATCGTCTCAGGAACAGCAATTTTAAAATCAACTCCCTTCTTTTTAAGAAGGGCCAATTGTTTCTTTAATTTCAAGTCTGGCTTAGATCCTACAGGATCATTGTCTCTCGCAACAATTACTTCCATGCCGGCTGATAGGGGCAGCTTTATAAAATCAAGGCCGTAGCACACTAATACTTCGCTGCCAGTTGACTGCCATATAGAGAGGCCGTCTTCTAAGCCCTCAACGAGGACCGTGGGCTTCTTTCCTGGAAGAGAGGTGGCTGCTCCTGCCTTCTTACCACTCGTGCGCTTCACCACCTCAATGGGAGCCTTTTTGCCGTCGGCATCTATAAATATCTTTTGGATGGCTACAATTTTATTCTCATAGTTTCTCAAGATTCCTATGAGGGCCCCATACTTAGAGCCGTCTGGCTCTTCCCAAGCGTCCTTTTGATAGCACAATACTGAAGGGCCAGGAAAAGCAGTGATCCTTCGGCTTAACAGATATGCTTGGGCCGGAGTTCCGTCCAGTGCTACTCCTTCGTGAATGGGAGTTAAGATGCGGTCCAGAGGCCCAGACCTTTTTGAAGTGACATCTATTCCTAAAGTCTTTAAGGCAAGGCTGATTTGCTCATATGTGCAGCCGGCATAGCATTTAAATCGGATAAACCCGGCCGTGTCTTCCCACACTTGTAAACTAGGACTTTTGTCGTCGTGCGCAGGGCACTTACATACAAAACCATGCGTCGTAGGTTTTGAGCCGAGTTTATCTGCTATGTCTTTAAGGGATGCCACGTACATTCTCTCTAAGGTGAAAAGAGAGCCTATTCTAGTTAAAAACAGGCTCTCTTAAAACTATTTAATAGGGTTTTTTACCGTCGGGCGTTTCATCCAAAACATCAACCGCTGCCTCGTCAGTCGACGGCAGGGCTGAAATGTTGGTAGCCACAAGGCCTTTATTGATGGCGTCGTAGAAGTCTTTTGCTGTAGTAAACACTTCTTTCGGAGCAATCCCAACATAGTCGAATTGCCAGACGTACCATTGGCCTTTTTCATTTTGCCTATAGAATGACTTCGTCTTGTACAATTGCGCGTATGAAGGAGGTGTGAACGACGTACCGTCTGCCCGCTTTAGCTTCAGACCTAGCAGCTTAGCATTTAGTTGGCGGCTGACAGTCAGGTCAGTCGAGTCCATTGTGATGACAGCGGACTCAGTAGAGCCAGTTTCTGGATCTACGATTACCACGAACCGGTAGGCAGTCTCCACCAAGATGTTACCATTCGGCAGTACGTTTTGGCCTTTATCATTTTTGGTCGTAGTGTTAAGAATTGGGTCTTCTCCATGGTATTCTTTAATGGGAGCTCCCTTAGCGCCTGTTCCTCTTGGGCGCCATTCGACCAATTTTTTATTGAAGGCTACGGGAACCAGCGTCAATTCTGAATAGAATTTTTTAGTGACGCTATTAAAAATAAAGCCAGCTTCAGCTCCATCTACATAGTCTGAGTTTTGTTTATTGACTTGTGGAGAAAGTGGCTGCAAGATAGTCAGGAACGGGATAGCAATATCTTTTGCTCCGATGTTCTCTAGCCCTTTATTTGCTTCTCCTGACAGCGAATCTAGGTAGTCGGCCGTCAGTTCTCCTGGTTGCGCATAATTTGCGACGGCCGTTGTGGCCTCTTCTTTTGCTTTAGTCTTAGTCATGGTAGTCTCCTGTTGGTTTTAACGTGAGATTTTGTTTTGCTGGCTCTCACTATTCCAGCACCAACAAGCTCCTAGTTTTTAGGAGCCTTGATTTCTGCTTTCTGGCCAATATACACTTTAAATGTATCAAATGGAATATTTTGTCCACCTTCAACCATTTCTTTAATAAATGACCGTAAGGTCATCGGGTGGACAGCCATTTTGTCACTGTAGGAAGTATTAAGCTCACTTAGTTTCTGGGCAAAGTCTTCGGCCTGATCTACTTCGCTAGCCTGGAAGTTAACTTTAAATTCTCGCTTAATCATATCCTTATGGCCATTTTCAATCAGCCATTCAAATGCCTTGTCTTGATTGTCTTCGTTGATAGACCCACTATAGAAGGGCTTCACGTTAATCTTAAAACCATTCTCGAGCACGAAGCTAGACATATTGACCGCCGCCATGCTCTCGGGCAGTTGTTTTTCTAGCACTTCTCTTAGTTCTCTTTTTCGTTGCGCTACGAGCTCCTCGAGTTGCTCTATGTCGCTCTCAAGGTGCAAAGCGTCAGCTGCCAATGAGCTTATTCTTTCTAATGCGTCTTTGGGAGCAGCTTCTTCAGTCAAGGTATCTAAGTATGAAGTGTCGGTCATTTTGTCCTCATGGGTTTTGCGATTTAAATACGTCTCTTATTGCGATTGGGTAGTACCGTTTTTGCTGATTATCCCATTTTAAAAACTTAACGTTTCCATTCAGGTAGTCAGCAGCAACAGCTCCTGCCAAGGCAATCAGGACAGGGTCTCCAGATAAAAGAACAAAGTCTTTTTCTGTAAGATTTTTAAAGTGGTGGTGCAACCGGTCTACGTAAAACTGGCTAGCGTGCCCATAGTCTTCCTGTGGGAACATGACGTGGATTTCACCAAAATCTTCTGCTGGAAGATAGTTCCGCCCTGGCTGACTTTGCAATACGTATACTTTAGCGTTCATACTACTCTCTATTTAAATAATTCTAATTCTAATTGCTCTATGAGACTTTTCCAAGTTATTTTTGGAATTTCTACTGTCTCAAAGTTTTTAGAGCCGCCGTACACTCTTGACAGCTTGGCTAAGTTTAGCCTATAGTTGTATTTAAGTATATACACATTATCTGCATGGCCTCTAAGAGACAGCAAAAACTTAACTTGCGAGTCTCTTAGTTCCATCTGGGCGTCGGCCATACCCACCTTTAGTTCAACCAAGACATTTTTATTGTTTTTCCAGGCTTGCGTATCTGGAAAACCTTGATTGCAAATGTTTTCAATTCTGAACCATTTTGCAGATCCGTACTTCCATATCTTCGACCACAATTCAGCCTCAGTCATTCTACTGCTCCTAATTGTCCCCAGTTTTCACCCCACTCGAGGTCCACCGACGATTTAACCACAAACTCTTGAGCCTCTTCCATGATTTTTTTAATCTCGTAGGCTTCCTCTTTTGTTTGTACGGAAAAAACAAGTTCATCGTGCACTGTCAGGTGGCATAAAAAGCCAGCCTTCCAACACTTCAGCATCGCCTTTTTAGTCTGAGTAGCCGCTGATGATTGGATCCACCTATTCAAGGCTTTAAAAGTCCCAGCTCT